CGATTAACCTTAGTAAATTTAATCTATATTTATTTATAATTTAATAAATTACACTAATTATAGTGAATTTAGAAAATCCGTGAACAATTCGATCTTATGTTCTTCTAATTTTCTTTGATCGACAAGAGTATTAATTCTCTTATATGCTCTTTCTGCTGATCTCTCTCTTAGGATGCCACCATCCCAAATCCATTCTTTCCCTTCCATAATTCCCTGAACAAAAGCATCAGGTGCAGATGGATCAGCAACAATATCAGCAGCAGTGGCAAGCATAAAATCTTCGCCAACTTCTTTATAACCTTTGTTATTTTCTCTAAGAGAACCAATACCACGAGAAGAAACTCCAAGAGTTACTCCATCTTTGAGAAGTGACTCGGCAATTTTGCCCATTGGAGTTGAAAGAATTTGTGCCTTACCAATGAAATTATTACCTTCACGGTAAAGTTCTACAATTTTATGAGAAACGCGATCAAGATTTACAGTCGGGCCGTCTGGATGTCCAAGTTCACCAAGAGCACGACCTTTTTCAACATATTGCTCACTATAACGCTTCACTTCCCTTTCCATAATTGGCATGGGATACATACGGCCATTGCGATTGACGCATTCCGCTTGTAAGAATGGGCCTTTAATGTAAAGTCTTGATTCTTTTCCAGTCCCCTCAGTGAGAACTTCAACTTTTTCGATTTCTTCTCTGATGAGTTTCATGGTTCTTAGTTGGTAAATCCTACTTTGGCAGCTTTTACTGATGTCGAAGATGCAAAGATTACATCAGTTGGAAGTTTTTCTAAAAATTCAACTGATGCATTAGCCATAGTAATTTGGAATGTAGTTCCGGCACCAACAGAAGTAGAAATACTAACTGTAGCTGGGCCGCCAGATCCATTGTATAATCTTACACAAGTTGCTTGGGCAATACTTGAAGCAGCCCCAGCTGATGTAGAAAGTGCTTCTTCACTCCCAAGGATTTTTGTTCTTTGCATTATTCTAATTGTGTTTAATAATTATTTATCGATCATTCTTCTTCTGCTTGTCCTTGCAGGTCAAACATAGCACTGGCAACAGAGGGTCTTAATGCATCAATTTTTTCTGCAGATTTTGTAAACAGAGCATCTTTAATTTTATCACTGATTTCTGAAGGTGTTCCATCAGAAATAATCGCATCCAATAAATCGTCCATATAATTAAAAAATGAATTAACTCCCTTTATTTATCAAATTTCACCACCTTTAGGTATTTTAATTTGTGGTGGTTCAGTCGATCTTGCATCACTTTGTAAATCTGGTTCCATAACTGGAGCACCAAGATCCATTGCGCCAGGCCCTTGGGGAACATTTCCTTGCATTGCCATTGCATTTGGATCCATTGGTTGTCCTGTTGTTGGATCAATCATTGCATTAGGATCTGGAATAATTCCTTCTTCAATTTCTTTTTGAATAAGTAAATCTTGCTCAACAATTTCTTGATCAGTTTGACGAAGAATTTTTCTTCTTAAATAATCTTGAGAGAAGTATTTACCTACATATGGTTCTGCAATTTGAACCATACTTAATCTTTCATTGAGAAGTTCTGATTCTTTAAGTTCAGCAAAATGATTATCATATAAGAAATCATATTGAATGTGCTCACTCATTTTCTCCCAATCTTCTGGAGTGACAATATTTTTGAGAATCAATTGAGTTTTGAGCATATCATTGAACATATTTGAGAATCTTTTTCTCAAGCGTCCTACAAATTTGCTAAATTTTAATTCGTCACGAAGTATTTCTGACGATCTTCCGAGATTGAAACCACCTTCTCCATCTCCACGAGAAGTTGGAACATTAAGTGCATTTTGAAGTTTCTTTTTAAAATATTCAATATCAGTAATTTCTCCAAGGTTTTGTCCACCAGGAAGTGTGCTAATTTCAGTACCTCTACCACCTTCACGGCGAGGAAGCCAAAAATCCTCAAGCATTGCCATAAACTTTTTATCATCACGAATTTCTCCAGTCGATGAATCATAAACAAGTTTGTTGCGATATCTCATCATTGTATCTCTGAGATATTGTTCCGCTTTTACTTTAGGAAGATTGCCAACATCAATGTAGAAAATTCTTCTTTCTGGAGCACGAGACAAACGGTAGATAACCAGAGAGTCTTCAATCATCCTGAGTTGGTTTAAAGCCTTAATTGCTTTGTGCAAATATGAAAGAGTAGTGCCTTTATTTCTGTCTACTAATCCAGATGTACAATATGTGATTGAATCTCTTGTCATCTTAATTCCTTGAGATGAACCTGATCCGGCACTCATTGCACCAGGGCCTTGTCCTGTTGGATATGAAAGACCTGGATTGTACATAAAATACTCTTCAATTTCTGGAAAAGCATAATTCATTGGGTTCTGCTGAACCTTTAGATTATTTAAAAAATTATTAGCGGTGTTTGCTTTATTATTTCCCGTTGATTTCTTCAATTGACGAACATAACGAATTTTCATTGAATCAATATAACGAATTTCTTGAATTCCTTCTTGAGGTTTTTTTAAGTCAATAACTTTATGATAAAAAAGTCTGCCATCAACATACCAATTCCTATAAATTTCATGCGATTTTTTATCAAAGTCGAGTAAATCTAATATATGTTTAAATTCGTCTCTTATCTTTTGCTTAATACCATCACTTGCATTTAGATTTGATAATTCAATTTCTACCGGAGTGTCATTTGTGTCAGATACAATTGCTTCATTAACAATATCCTCTATGGCACCATCTACTTCTGGGTGAAGTGCCATTTCTCTATATCTTTTAATTAAGTCGAATTCAGTTCTATAGACACCTTCAATATCTACATAAGAACCGAAAAATCCGCTTGTTAAATAATGATCAACCCCGTCCTCATTATTTTGAGGAACGGGGGAGACCGTAGAAGGACTTACATTGCCATCATCTTCAATTGAAAAACCAAATAATTTTGCCACTTTTGTAAATATAAAACTGTTTCTTTATATTTATAAGTAGAAAAATTAGTTGACTGAGAATACCTGACCACCTGTTCCAGGCGCTTCTGGAGCGTCTGCGCCATCTCCGAAGCTTGCTGCTTCCCACCAAGAAACTTGAAGTTCTACAGTAAATTCTTCAACAGTATCATTTGAATCATATGCAAGATCAATTGCGCTCACATTTGATGGCCAACATCCATGAAGTTGATATCCTCTTTTGGTGGTTAATATATTGGCGGCAGGATCAATATTATAAACAGCCGCGCCGCCGCCGCCAGGAGCACTTTTTACCAATTGCCATACTGTCATCTGAGCAGAATAACCATTACTAATTGGAGCAATGTTTTCCTGTGGATTGGAAAGACCTGATCTAGCACCAGCAGCATTGATAAAGTTAGCCCATCTTTCAAACGCGCCTTTAATATCAAAAGTTGTATCATTAATTACGGTAATTGTCCATGGATCAAATGTTCTATCACCAGCAACTTTAAATTGCATACCCATATATGGAACCTCAATACTTCCAACATTTGCTGCCGGTAAAGCAGCGGCTTTAATCATAAAACGAGTATCAGCAACACGAACATCTCCAGCGACATCAATAACCCCTCCTGGAAAAACAATGTCACATTCGTATAAGTTGGGTCTAGCTCCACCAGTTCCAAGCTGAGCTCTGAAGTCTGCAAGACCTCTTGTCTGAGAATCTAGGGGAACCCAAGGTGTTATAGCCATTTTTACCTCTTTTAAGTAGTAATTTTTTTATGTATTATGCCATCAGCTTCCCACCATTGAACTGCAAACTCTACAGTAAATTCTTCGATAGTATCATTTGAATCATATGCAAGATCAATTTGAGAAACTGATGTTGGAAAACATGAATAAAATCTATAAGTTCTCAATCTAGGAATATCTGCTCCTTCAACATCTGCCCGACCTCCAGTGATTGGGTATGGAGCTTTTCCAAGTTGGTGAACCTGTAGATCGCATTGATAATCTGCCGGATTAACTGTACCTTGTCCAGAGTCAGCAGTGGCCATGTAGTTAACCCAGCGTTCAAATGCCGCTCTTAAAGCAAAATTAGTTTCATTAATTACTGTAATTGTCCAAGGTTCAAAAGTTCTATCGCCAGCAATTTTTAACATTCTTCCGCGAAAAGGAACCTCAACAACACCATTAATTGCCGCTGGTAATTGAGCTGCTTTACACAAGAATGCTGGTACACCACCACCAACTAGTGCTCCGCGATCTGCAAGAGGAATAGCTGCGGATCCAGTTGAAGGAACCACATCAGTTGGCCATGTCAAACCAACTTCAAATAAATTAGGTCTGGCACCACCACCAGTAAAAGCAGCTCTAAAGTCTGTGAGAGATCTACTGTTAATTGTTGGTCTTGTCCAATCTCGTACTGCCATTTTTAAACCTCCTTATGATTGTATTTATTCATAATTACCATCAAACAGTACCAACAACTTCGCCAAATGAAACACCAGTTCTTGTTGCAACGAATGTAAGACCAATGAAATTAATAGATCTTGCTGGTTTGATGTATATGTCAGCAACAAATTCATTTCTGTCAATTACATCTGCAGTATTGTTAGATCCATCACATACGAGTAAGAAATCAGTAATACCACGCTTTGCTTGGACATCGCGGAGATATGGAGAAACAATATTAATAAAGGCAGATCTAGTAATAGAATCGTTGAACTCAAAGAGTTGTGTTCTGGCTGCTCTTTCTACTGCT